GTACATCAAGACGTACTATCACGGATCCTGAGGCAGCGGCTAAAACATTACTTGATAATGGCTACAAGGAAGAAGACATTTTTAAACCGCGTGAACTCGAAGGTATCACGAATCTGCAAAAGGTTCTTGGTAAAAAGGGCATCGCAGAATACTTAGAGGCGTATATCGACAAGCCCGAAGGCAAGCCGACACTTGTTCCGGACAGCGATAAACGCCCCGCAATTAATACAGTTGAAACAATGATGAATGAATTTGATGATGAGGTATAAACACGATGAATAAAACAGTAACAGCGGTACTCGCGATTTCCGCGCTGGCTGTCAATGTAGCCGGCGCAACTAGCAATAATACGGTAGGTGGTACAAATAATACCATATCTACGAATTCTACTAGCTCAGCAGTATGGGGCTTCCAAAATAACATCGACGCAAATAATGCGTTGGCGTTTGGCACCAATAATGCTGTAACTGGAGAAAACGGTTTTGCTGGTGGCAACAATGCTACTGCAGCAGGTCGCAATAGTTTTGCATTCGGTAGTCATGCCGAGAGCTTGGTGGAGTACACCATAGCTATTGGCAACCAGGCTAGAACCGCGGCCTATGATAGCGTTGCCATAGGCAACGGTGCTTTCGTATCCGGTGAAAGCTCCGTGGCCTTTGGCAGGTCAAACAATGTGACGGGTGAAAACTCCGTTGCAGTTGGGGCCAACAATGGCACAGTATCCGGTGGTCAGTCCGCCATAGTAGGGTACAACAACAGGATAGGGTCCCAAAAGGAACAGTTGGTGTTTGGTTCTAATTCCGAATCTAACGGCCAAGGTGCTCTTGTATTCGGCACACATGCCAAATCATTAGCCACAGATGCAGTAGCGTTCGGGAACAACACAATTGCTGACCGCGCCAACGCGGTGGCTATTGGCACCAACTCGGTGACCGATGATGCGGTAGGTGTTGATGCCATTACAATCAACGGCACTCGCCACGTATTTGCAGGCGAACAACCAGGCGCCGTCGTATCCTTTGGCTCCAAAGCTCGCACGGGTGCAGGTGGCGTGGCTCAGTATAACCGTCAACTCCAAAATGTGAGTGCCGGCAGAGTGGAAGCTGATAGCCTGGACGCGGTCAATGGTAGTCAACTCTTTGCAGCTTATGACGAGATTAATTCGTTGGGCACAAAGGTAAGTACTAATACATCTGACATCAGCACACTTCACGATACATCTGTTAACCACGAAGGCCGCATTACTGCACTTGAACAACGTACCTATAATATGGCCGGTGAAATTAACAACCGCATCAATGCGACCGAACAACGCATTAATAAATTGGGCGCATCTAGCGCAGCATTAGCTGGGCTCCATACTTTGGAGTTCAACAGAAATGATAAGGTCAGTTATTCAATTAGCTATGGCCATTATCGTAACAGCAACGCCGTAGCCCTTGGGGTGTTCGCTAGACCTAATGAGCGTATCATGTTAGGCTTCGGAGCTACGTTAGGCGCTGAGAATCAATACAATGTAAGTCTTTCGTTTAAAACAGGAAGGGGCGCGGACTACGTAGCAGAAGCAAGGGATGCACAAAGCCGTATCTCTAAGCTAGAAGCATTAGTAGCGAAGCTAATGGCGGAGGTTGAAAAATGACTTCCGTACGAGCTATCGCTATAGAGCTTCATGAACGGGGGCATTACCTCGACGAGCTTTACCAAATTACTATTGCCTACGCCACTAGCTTATACACGCGATATTGTACGGTAGATGCTAGATGCGACGCGATAGAACTTAGATATCAAACGGAAGAAGAGGAGTTAGACCCATATGAGTATCCTTGGTTAGAGGATGAGGAGTGGGACCGACTCGATGATGAACGTTCTGATATCGAAAATGAATTAGATGAATTGTTTAATACAGTAATAGGGTTTGATTATGAACATGACCCATTTAAGAAATAAGGAGACAGTAACATGGCTAAATTAACAACTGGTGTAGTAAGACTTTCTTATGCAAATATCGCTTCCCCTCGTAAAAACGACGACGGCAAAGCAAAATATAGTTCCCAAATCATTATCGATAAAACAGATAAGAAGACTATCAAAGCTTTCGAACGTGCGATTGAAGAACTTAAAGCGGATCCGAAAGCAGTTGCTAAGGTAGAAGGCAAAGCTGCATACCTCAAATTGAACTTACGCGACGGCGATACTGACGAATCAGTAGTTGACCAACCGGAAACATACGCTGGTAAATACTTCATTAACGCGAACAGCGATAAGCAACCTATCGTATTTAATCGTGAAAAAATCAAGATGGACGATTTCGACATCGAAGAAGAAATCTACTCTGGTGTATATGCACAGGTTGCACTTTCCGTTTTTGCTTATAACTTCAATGGTAAAAAAGGTGTAGGTTTTGGCCTAAACGGCATCCGTAAAGTCAAAGATGGTGAACGCCTTGGCGGTGTACATGTATCCGCTGACGACTTCGGCGACGATGATTTAGGCGACCTAGATGATGACGACGATTTAATCTAAGGAGGCATTTATGGAGCTCAGTATTGATGTGGAAACCTATTGCGCCTGCCCTATTAAATATGGGGCGCAGCGATATGTTGACGATACAACATTTGAAATACTGCTCTTTGCCTATAGCTTTGATGATGAACCCGTCGAAGTAATTGATATGACAAAGAATCCACTACCCGAAAGGGTGGTGGACGCTTTGTATAATAAGGAAATTACAAAGACAGCGTTCAATGCAGCGTTTGAAATGTTATGCCTAAAAAAGTACTTCCCTGATGCGGACTACACGAATTGGGAATGTACCTCTGTGCTAGCGTTATACTGCAGTTTACCTGCAAGCCTCGATAATGTGTCCAAGGCTTTGAAATTAGGAGAAGCCAAGGATTCACGAGGTAAACGATTGATTCAATTCTTCTCCGTTCCACGTAAGCCTACTAAGACGAATCCTAAGACACGGAATATGCCTGAGGATGCGCCGGATAAATGGGCTGAATTTATTGAATACAACCGGCAGGACGTAGTGGTTGAAAAGGCCATTCGTAAACGCCTGCTTTCATTGAAACCGCCTGCCATTGAACATGAATATTGGCTATTGGATCAGGCCATTAACTGGAGAGGTGTAAAAGTAGATATGGACCTCGTCGATGCAGCGCTTCAATGTAACGATGAAATAGTGGAAAAGGCCACCGTATCATCGGCACGACTAACAGGGCTAGATAATCCCAATAGTACGTTGCAACTTAAGGATTGGTTATCAACTCGCCTTGGCTATGAGCTCGAGACCATGAGAAAAGATGATGTATCAAATCTACTGTCACAGGATATTCCTTCCGATGTGCGTACCGTGCTGAAGAACAGGCAAGTCCTGGGCAACTCATCAATTAAAAAGTACTTGGCCATGAAAAATGCAGTATGTTCCGATGGCCGTATCCACGGCATGCTTCAGTTTTACGGAGCCATGAGAAGCGGACGATGGGCGGGGCGTGTAGTGCAACTACAGAACCTCCCTCGTAATTACCTAGAAGATTTAGACACAGCCAGGGAAGTTCTTAAAAGTAGAGATGTAGAATTGCTAGGCCTACTTTATGGAAACCCTGGTGATGTGATCAAGCAGCTCATTCGTACGGCTCTCGTAGCCGAAGAAGGACACCGCTTTATAGTAGCTGATTTCAGTGCTATTGAAGCCCGTGTTATCGCCTGGCTTGCTCACGAGCAGTGGAGACAGGATGTATTTGCACACGGTGGCGACATCTACTGTGCCTCCGCCTCTAGCATGTTCCATGTACCAGTTGAGAAGCATGGTGTAAATGGCCACCTTCGCCAAAAAGGGAAGGTAGCGGAACTAGCACTCGGCTATGGTGGCGGTGTAGGAGCCATGAAATCGATGGACTCAAAAGGGGAAATTCCAGAATCAGAACTTCCCGGTATCATCGAAGCATGGAGAAGAGCCAGTCCACGAATTACACGATTTTGGAAGGATGCGGATGCTGCAGCCAAGAAAGTCGTAAGAACTGGCGAACCTGTACGAATTAGACAAGGTAATATTAAATTCTTTAAATCGAAAGGGTTTATGTTTATCGAGTTACCCTCCGGACGTAGGCTTGCTTACGCAAGGCCTAGAATAGGGCTTAACCGGTTCGGTAGTGAATCGATTGAGTATGACGGCATGGATCAGGTTAAGAATACATGGGGCAGAGTCGAAACCTACGGCGGAAAGCTCGTCGAAAACATTGTACAAGCCGTTGCAAGAGATTGCTTGGCCGCATCAATGTTAAGACTGGCAAAAGCAGGGTACAAAATTGTAGCCCACATCCATGATGAAGTGGTTATCGAAGCACCTATAGGTGAAGGCAGTTTAGATGAAGTAATAGATATTATGTGTAAACCTGAGCCCTGGAATGAGGGCCTCATATTAAACGCAGCGGGGTTTGAAAACCCGTATTATATGAAAGACTAGGAGGAAGTCATTATGATTAATAAAGAACAAATTAAACAACAACGCGAAGCCATTGATAGCTTATACGAATTAGTAAAAAACGCACCTGCTAGCGAACGTAAAGACTCCGCTATGGCGTACTGCGAAGGTTCTATTGCTGCTTGTGATTTAGGGCTTAAAGTACTCAATGGTAAAAAAGCAGAGCCCGCAAAGACTGAAGAAACATCAACAGTAGATGACGATCCTAAAGTAGAAGAACAAGAAAAGCCAAAACGCAAACGTACTACTAAGAAGAAAGCTCCGGTAGAGGAAGTTCTTCCGGTTGAAGATGCCCCAGTAGTTGAAGAAGACGATTTAGACGATTTGTTATAAGAAAGAGGTTAGCGCCTTATGAAGGTATTATTTAGTTTGTCAGTCAAAAAGCTGTATGACCTAGTACGGCGCAAGCAAGTGAACTCTTGGTCACCTGCTGTACATTACCACGTGGATTGCGGGCAATCATTTGCCTGCTTGTGGCCTTCCGTGTCATCCGGTATGGGCAAAATCGTAGACCCCTATATGTCAAATGAGTTTTATTGCCCGCAATGCGGCGAACTCATTCACACAAATGATGATTGTGTTGCTGAGGTTTCGAGTAATGACAATATTCCACTTGATATCGAACTTTCAATCATCGATAGAGGATCAATATTAGACGTTAAATTCGACTACCACACAGTGTATGTCGATAATGATATGCAGTCGATTTACCCCGGATACAAACCGCATCTTATCGACATATTGCGTTTTGATTTTAAACAAGGAAAAGTATTCCTGGTTCAAAAGAAACGCACTCGTGCCGATATAGTATCTGAAATCGAGCCTAATATATCGTGCTTTTATTCAAAGTCATTACCCTTACGATGGCTTGTAACAACTCCAAATTGTCGATTAGCGGAGCATAAAAACGAGCTAAAGACTTTTGCCAAAGTGCTAAAGGAAGCCTATTTTACTAAGTTATCTAAAAAAGTAGGCTACAGAGTTAAGGCTATTAGGCAGGGTGTTTTATTATCAGCCAAATATGGGGCCCTTGATAATTTGCTCCATAACCTAATTTGGAAAATGCACGCACCGGATGCGCCCGCTCTTAATGATACATTAGTTAAAGACTATGACACCTATTTTAGGCCTTTCGGTTCTGACAAGGTGTGCACTTCAAGTATTACTGAGTTAACAAGCACCGGGACCCCTTTTATTAAAGCTCTAATACAGCTTTATGAATTACCAGATAAGCGCTGGGTTCGAAGATTACTGTCAATACGTCCTTTCTTTTATGTGAAAGTAATTAAGACGGCCAGCAAGATATTCAAAAGCATGGATTATCAAAAGGCCTTTACGGACCTCGTAGCGGAGGAAGGCGGAGGCACAGGATATATTCAATCGTGGCCAATATGGAATAGCGAACAAGCCTTGCTTATGTTTACAAAATTCCTATCCATCATGAGGCACCAATACGGTGAGCGGCGTACTCTACTGTTCATTAAAAATGCTGATTCCTATTCTGAAATTAAAGATACAGCTGATATGTATCTCAGATTATCAAGAAGCAAGAAGAAGGAAGTTTGGGCTAGACGAATTCAGATTAAAGACCTGCACGACGAGATTGTATGTCTATCTAAATTCGAAGACGCCGAAAATTTACCAGTGCAACAGAGCCTACGACATAAGAAATTAGCAGATTCAGTTGAAGGGCTAACTTTCAACGTGATCAAGTCGACGCACGGCATCATCCGATTAGGTGTGCAATTGAATAATTGTGTTGGAACTTATGTCGATAAGGTAAAAGCCGGAACGTGCGCCATCGTAGGCGTCTATAAAAGTGACAAGCCGGTAGCATGTATTGAAGTTAATCCTAACAAGGATACAGATAACTTCGTTGAAATACATCAGGCCAAGTTAAAAAATAACAGATGTGTTAGTGATAACCACGATGTCAATTATGCTGTATGCCAATGGGTTAAAAAGCATAGATTACAAGTACCCCAATTTATAAGCGACATCCAATTTGCGAAGG